AAAACGCAGGGTGGTTTGGGGCTATGCCGAAATGATTAAATACACCGCGCTGGCTAAGGCTTTTATCACTGAGGGTCGGCTGGTTCACACGGGTCAGGAAATGCTTGCGGAACATGTCAACCGCGCCACGCTGGTGCGCGCCAATGGGTCAGTAGTTTTGTCAAGCCAAAAAAGTCCGGGGCCGATAGAAGCTGCACGTTGTTTGGTCATCGCCTCGGCGCTGGTATCGCGCCCATCTTCCGGTGGGAAAGCCATGATGGGAAGTTCGTATTAGATAGTTGCATTTGCAACAATCTTGTGACAGACTCCGACAAGTGGGTATTTTCACAAGGTCAGTTAAGTCTCCCAAGTTTTCTAGCGCGCCTATTCAAGGTGCAGCTGCTGGGTACGGCCGAACTCAAGTAAATAACTTCATGAACTACTCAGTTGGTAACGCTGAAGAGCGCGCTCTTTCCATACCAACTATTTCACGCTCTCGTGATCTCATTGCCTCAATGATTGGCTCGCTTGAACTCAAGCACTATTCCGAGCAGTGGAACGGTGAGTCCTACGATGAGGTATATCTTCCGCGTGAACCTTGGATGGATCGTCCCGACCCAAAGGTGACACGCAACTTTTTCTTTGCCAATATTTTTAGTGACCTTTTCTTTCACGGCCGCGCTTTTGCCTTTGTGACTAGCAGATATTCGACCGGTCTCCCAGCTACCTTTACTTGGATACCGACCGCCAGCATTACCACACCAAATCAGAATGGCCCACAATTTTTTGGTGAAGCCGACACAATTCTTTTCAATGGTCAAGAAATAAACAAAAACGATGTCATTCAATTTTTGAGCCCTATTCAAGGCTTGCTATATCAAGGCGCTCGGGCAACTTCAATCGCTATCCATCTTGATCAGGCCGCCGACCGTTACGCCACTTTGGAAACTGTTCCGGGCTACCTACAACAAAAGGGTGGAGAAACGATGGATGGCGAGTCTCTAGGCGATCTCGCAGCTGCTTGGGCTGCCGCTCGACGCGCAAATGCCATTGGTGCTCTTAACGATTATGTCGAGTTTGTCGAATACAAAAAAGACCCTAGCGAAGTGCTGCAATCTTCACGCGAATATCAAGCTTTAGAACTTGCCCGAATTGCAAATATTCCCCCTTATCTTGTTGGCATTGCAACTGGCGGTATGACTTATCAAAACGCCCAGCAAGCACGTCAAGACCTTTACTTGTTTGGTGCGCGTCCCTACCTTGACTGCATAGAGCAGACTCTTTCCATGAATAACGTGTTGCCGCGCAATCGGTATGTCGAGTTTGATATTGACTCTTATTTAATGGATAACAACATGGCTGAAATGCCTTCTACCCCTACTGGAGTACCCAATGATTAAGTTCACTTCCTGTGAAATCACGCTTGACGCTTCTGCTGGCGAAGATGCACCCAAAACCTTTAGCGGTATCGCAGTCCCTTGGGCTCCCATTTCTGCAACTGTTTCAGATGGCACAAAAGTTTCGTTTGCTCGCGGTGCTTTTGATCTAAACATGAAATCACCAAAACTGCTTGAAAACCACGACATGAGCCAATTGCGCGGTGTTGTCAATGCCTTGGCCGATATGCCTGAAGGCCTCGGCTTCACAGCCACATTTGCAAAGACAAACGCAGCGCAAGATGCCATCGAACTTGTCAAGGCTGGCGCATACGACTCAGTAAGCGTTGGTGCAATTCCTACAAAGTTTAAGTACGACAAAAACGGCGTGATGGTCGTTTCTAAAGCTGATCTCGTTGAGATTTCGCTTGTCGCACAACCAGCATTTAAAGATGCTGTCATAACAGAAATCGCTGCATCCGAACCGGACGCTGACGAACCCCAACCCCAAGACATTTCCGAGGAGGAACCCATGTCAGAACCAACCCCCGAAATTGTTGAGGCTACTGCAACGGTGCCGACACAACTCTTTTACACCGCCCCCCGTTCACCAATCAAAACAAATGCCGACTATCTGCATCACAGCGTTCAAGCAGCGTTGAACCCACAAAGCGAATCACGCCTTTGGGTTGCAGAAGCAGACGCGCAAAAAGCAAAATTCATTGCTGCAGCCGATGATTCGTTCAGCACAAACCCTGCTTTCTCGCCAGTTCAGTACATGAACAACGTTGTACAGGTCAACATTGGTTCACGCCCAGTCATCGACGCTTGCGGTGGCACTCGTGCCATCCCAGCCGCCGGTATGACAATCAGCATCCCAAAAATCACAACCAACGGAACGGTCGCCACAACTGGTGAAGGCGCAGCCCCATCCGAGACCGGCATCGTTTCTTCCTATGTCAACGGAACAGTTGTAAAACTTGCTGGTCTTCAGCGCTGGTCAGTTGAACTCCAAGAGCGTTCAGACCCATCGTTTGCACAGATCATGCTTGACAACATGACTCGCTCATATCGCAAAGCGACAGAAGTTGCAACAATTGCTGCAATCACCGCTGGTGGTACACAGGCAACAGCAACCGCCGCATCTGCAGCAGGTATCCAGTCGTTCGTTGCAACAGAATCAGCAGCTGCATATTTGGCAACTGGTGACGTTGTTGGTGCATATACCGCTGGTGTTGGCCAGTGGACACTTTTGCAGAACTCAGTTGACGGGAACAACCGCCCACTGTTCAACGCAGGACAGCCACAAAACTCAGCAGGTTCATCCGAAGCAACAACTTTGTTTGGAAACGTTCTCGGTGTTCCATTGTCGGTTTCGTCAAACATGGTTTCGACCAACATTGACGAGTCGGCTTTCCTCATCGTGCCATCAGCAATTGAAATCTTCGAGTCCTCACAACTCATGCTTTCAGTCAATGTCCCATCATCGGGCGAAATTGAAGCAATGATCTACGGCTACTTCTGCCCAATCGTCACGATTGCTGGCGGCCTCCGCCGTTTCAACCTCACCTGATTCAACTGAACTAGGCAAAGGACTGCATCATGGCTGCATACAATTTAGCGTTTCACACACGTCTAGACGGCTACGCCATTTTGCAGACTTTTGTTGACACAGACATTCAAGTAGCAGACTCGGTAGTTATCGCAGGATGTGGACACGGCCTTAATGGTACGCAGACTGTGATTTCTACCGAGCCCTTTGAATTCATCGGTATATCTGATGAAGGTGATCTGTTGTTTGATTATTCAGTCATCATGGAAAACCAGTTCATCTATGTCAGCGCAGGCGACGACCTTGCTCGAAGCCTTGCTGACGGCACAGTGACCTACACACCATCGTGCAGCTGGATTACTTCAGCAGACGTGACAAGTTGGCTCGGTATTGACGTGGCAACCGCTAACGACACAGCTTTTATTGCTGTGTGTGTTTCAGCTGCTAACTCTTGGGCTTACCGTAAGCGCCGTGAGGCTGGCTATACAGATTCTCTTTCTACTGCTCCTGACGGTGCAGCCAAACTTGGAACCATCATGTACGCAGCAACCCAATATCGCAGCCGAGGCGCGGTTGATGGTTTTGCTTCGTTTGATTCGATGGGCATGGCATCCCCCACCATGTCCCTCGGTCAAATCATGCAACTTCTTGGCTGTGGAAGGCCACAGGTCGCATAATGCCCTCAGGCATCTTGTACGAGGCTGTGAGCGTTGTTAAAGCCTCCCTGACAGCGTTAGGGCTCAAACCTGTTACAGACCCTCGTAACGCGCGTCCATTGTCGGTCTTTATCGAACTTCCCACTGTCTCGACGTTTAACTACAACGTGGGCGACATCACTTTGCGCCTACGCGTTTTGGCACCGCCTCCGGGCAACCAAGACGCAGGCGATTACCTGATGACAATCACGGATCAGATACTTAACTCACCTATCGCAATCACTGACATGGCACCCGGAATGGTTTCTGTCGGTGGTCAAGACCTACCCACATACGACCTCACTGCTCGCGTAGCGGTAGCAAGAAACTAGGAGCATCATGCCATACAGCATCATTTCAGAACTTGTCGGTACGCCCGGCGAAGAATTTCACCCCGGTGAATACACCAATGTTGAAGCACTCATCGAAGGTGGCTTCATCAAAGAAACAAAGACCACAAAAACCAAGTCGGAGGACTAATCATGGCAACATCAACATATCTCGGTAACCCAGTAGTCACCGTCAACAGCGTCGCGCTCACTGGTTTCTGCACTGCAGCAACAGTTACTCGCGTTCAGGAAAGCATTGACACAACATCGTTCGGTCAGACTTCTCGCGAGTATTCTTCAGGCTTGGCTAACAACAGCATCACTATGACGTTGTTTTTGACTTATGCAGCCAGCGAAACATACGCAACTTTGAAAGCTCTTGTCGGCACCAAAACCACTGTCACTGTTAAGCCAACTTCTGCAGCTGCTTCGGCAACAAACCCACTTCATACGCTTACTGGTTGCTATCTTGAAACACTTCCAGTGCTGGATACGGCCTTGGGCGAGATTTCGTCAATCGACATCGAGTTCACTGGCGGCGTGTACACCGAAGTCGTAGCGTAAGGTTTTCAGGGGGAACACATGAAAATCACACTCAAAGTCACACAAACAGACGGCGCGACCTATCAGGTCACTACCAATCTGTTCACCATTGTTGCTATGGAACGCAAGTTCAAAATCAAAGCATCCGAACTGGCTTCAGGTATCGCTATTGAACATTTAGCCTTTCTCGCTTTTGAGTCTTGCAAACAAGCAGGCGAAATTATTGTGCCAGTCGTTTTTGATGATTACATCAAACTGATTGAGGCAATCGAAGTTGTCAATGGTGAAACCCCAAACCCCACCGAGGCGGTTCCTACTCCCGAAGCCTGAGTGAAATACTCGTGGCAACGGGATGGTGGCCGCCGAACATTCCTTACGAAACGCAAGACATGATCACGACTATTTCGATTATTAACGAACAGAGAAAAAAGCGATGACTGCCACCGCGAACATCGAGATAGTCGGACTGAAAGAAGCCATCCGTTCGCTTAACAAGATTGAGCCGGGTCTTCGCAAAGATTTTGTCGCTCAAGCAAACGCCATCGCCCAGCCTGCAATCAACGAGGCTAAGGCTGCATATGTTGCGATTCCTTTATCGGGTATGGCTCGCAAATGGACACAAAATGGGCGA